AACAAACCCACAAGACTATATCGAAGAACGAAACATTCCTTACAGTAAAGTTAGTGAGTGGATGAAATCAAAAGGCTTTGATAGAGATGCTGCCAAGGCTGAGCGTATGCACGCTAAGTTAAAGAGTGGTGGCAACATTATGAGAAAGATGACAACCATACCGAAAGGTTTGATTGGAGCTTTCGTTGGCCATATGCCAACAGCACTTACACATCCTGATGAAGATAGATATCTTACAATTAGAGAAGCTATGGAAATCATGAAGCTTCCAAAAGATTTTGTTCTTCAGGGTGGAAGAAAGAATCTGAATATGATTTGTCAAAACGTTCCAGTCACCACTGCGGAAGATATGGCGAGTCAAGTGAAAGCCTTTATTGAAGGAAGGCTGGATAACAAAATGATCGAGACTAAATTCTTAGTTCAAGATAATAGAAAACAATCTTACAACTATGAAAAAAACAGTTTACAACTCGATCAATTTATGGTATAATATACTATGTTTTTAAGGAGAGTTATATGTCGATAATGGACAAACTAAAGACCAATTCCAAAGTAAAGACTACTGAGGTTTTGGCAGAATCTAAATTTTTCACAGAAAAAGATATGATCCCTACCGAAGTGCCAATGATGAATATTGCGCTTTCCGGTAGTGTTGATGGCGGTCTTGCTCCAGGTCTAACTGTGTTAGCTGGTCCATCAAAACATTTTAAGACTTCATTTGCTTTGATCATGGCAAGTGCTTATCTAAAAAAATACAAAGATGCAGTTCTTTTATTTTATGATTCAGAGTTTGGTTCACCTGAACAATATTTTAAGATGTATGATATTGATACAAGTCGTGTACTTCATACACCAATCACGAATGTTGAAGAACTTAAGTTTGATATTATTTCTCAAATGGAAGGACTAAGTCGTAAAGATAACGTTGTTATCGTTATCGATTCAGTTGGTAACCTAGCATCTAAGAAAGAATTAGATGATGCTATCAATGAAAAATCTGTGGCTGATATGTCACGTGCAAAAGCACTTAAAGGTTTGTTCCGTATGTGTACACCATACTTGAATATGAAAAACATTCCGTTGATTGCTGTTAACCATACATACCAAGAGATTGGTTTGTTCCCTAAAGCAATCGTATCTGGTGGTACAGGTATCTATTATTCTGCTGACAATATCTGGATTGTTGGTCGTCGTCAGAATAAAAAAGGTACCGAGGTTACTGGCTATGATTTCGTTATCAATGTAGAGAAATCACGTTATGTTAAAGAAAAGTCGAAGATTCCTATTAGTGTTAGTTGGGAAGGTGGAGTACAAAAGTGGTCTGGCTTGCTTGACGTTGCTATGCAAGGTAAATATGTGGCTAAGCCATCTGCAGGCTGGTATTGCCGCGTTGACCAGGAAACTGGTGAACTACTTGACCCTAAAGTACGAGAAGCCCAGACGGTGGAAGAAGATTTTTGGAAGCCAATCTTCGCCGAAACAAACTTTGCCGAATACTTAACTGATTGCTATAAGATTGGTGGTAGGTCTCACGTTGAAATTGAAGATGAAGTAGCATGATAGAAGGTACCGATTACGAACTTGTAATTGTAGATGATGACGATAATGCATGGGCATGTCGTATACTCACGGGCAGTTTTAACGAGACAGTAATTAAGTTTGGTGCTATTGCTATCAATGAAGACGATAATCTTAATTTTAATTTTTATATCGTTGAAACACCTGATGAGTACCTAACTGTTGATAATGGAGAACTCCAAGAAACTGCGGCTGAACTTTTGATGGCCATATTTGACACGTGTGTTGAAGAGGGTAGCGCAAAGTTTACTGATAGAAAAACTGGAGAAGAATTGAAAGCTGAGGACGTATTTGTTACAGAGTAATATTGAACAAACAATCTTAAGAAATCTACTAACTAACGAACGGTATATGCGCAAGGTGCTGCCGTTTATTAAACCAGACTATTTTCAAGGTGTATACAAGACTTTATTTAAGGAAGCTGGCAAATACGTTGCCAAATATAATAAGCTTCCTTCAAGTGAATCTATGGCTATTGAACTTCAAGAGACTAATATGTCTGCAGAACAGTTTCAAATGGCCATTGATATTGTCCCTCAACTCTTTTCAACCGAAAAGATTGATGAACAATGGTTGCTCGATAGTACTGAGAAGTGGTGTCAGGATCGAGCAATCTATAACTCTATCATGGAATCCATCAGCATTATTGATGGCAAACATGAAACTCTCACTAAAAACGCGCTACCAGAGCTCTTGCAAAAGGCTCTGGGAGTTGCGTTCGATACAAACGTTGGTCACGATTATATTGGCCAAGCAGAAGAACGTTATGACTTTTATAAGAAAGAAGAAGACCGTATTCCGTTCGATCTGGAATACTTTAATCGGATTACTAAAGGTGGTATTCCTAATAAAACTCTCAATATTGCTCTTGCTGGTACTGGGGTGGGTAAGTCTTTATTTATGTGTCACGTGGCTAGCGCAGCTCTTGTAGAAGGTCGCAATGTTCTATACATTACTATGGAAATGGCCGAGGAAAGAATCGCTGAACGTATCGATGCTAACTTATTGAACGTACCTATCGACCAACTTGAAAACATGCCAAAGGATATGTTCACCGAGAAAGTAAAGAATCTTGCTCGTAAGACAACGGGTAACCTAATCGTAAAAGAATATCCAACTGGTTCAGCACACTCTGGCCACTTTAGAGCTCTATTAAACGAACTGAAACTAAAGAAACAATTCGAGCCAGATATTATCTTTGTCGATTATCTTAATATCTGTGCTTCATCAAGAATGAAAGGAATGGGAGGATCGATCAATTCATACACTTACATTAAAGCAATTGCTGAAGAACTACGTGGCCTTGCGGTCGAGTTCGACGTACCGGTCTTCTCTGCAACGCAAACGACTCGTTCTGGTTATAGTAACTCGGATGTTGGGCTTGAAGATACGTCCGAGTCTTTTGGATTACCCGCTACGGCCGATTTAATGTTTGCTTTGATCTCAACCGAGGAACTCGATAAAGAGGGTCAGATGATGGTCAAACAATTGAAGAATCGTTATAATGACCCAACCCTACACAAGAGGTTTGTGATTGGTATTGATCGAGCTAAGATGCGTCTACATGATGTAGAAGAAACTCAACAAACATTAGTTGATGATACTCCAGTTTTCGACAGTTCAAAAGCAGGTGAAAAGATTGCTAATGAAAAGTTTGGAGACTTTAAGTTATGAGGAACAAAGAAGAAACATTAGTAATACTAATGGAAGAGTGTAGTGAAGTTATTAAGGAAGCAAGTAAGATACTCAGGTTCGGTGGTGAAACAGATAAACTATGTGAAGAACTTGGCGATATATTGTGTATGGTAGAACTTACTGCTAAGAATTTAGACATACCATACGAGGACATTGAAGACGGATACTACCACAAGTATAATAAGCTTCATGAATGGAGTAACATAACATGAAAGTATGGGTTGAAGACATTGGCGGTGAAGTTGTAAAAGATAACGAAACTTATTTGCTTAAGGACAATAAACTTTTAAATAATCTTGTACTAAGTACTACTGATCTTAAACCAAATAAAAGCACTCGTGGGCATCAACACGCTGGCCAAGAAGAAGTCTACTATTTTGTAAAAGGTGGTGGTACTATAGAATTAAACGAAACTAACTTTCTTGTAAAACCAGGCGATGTCGTTTTGATTGAAGATAACGTATTTCATCGGGTACATGCTGGTGAACATGGATGTTACTTCATGTGTGTATTCGACGGAAGGAGAAACCATTGAGTGTAAGACTTATCAGTTATTCAAAACCACCGGAGGAACTTTATGTCGGTAACGATGTCCAAGAGCTCGTATCATATACGGCCCGTGTTTCGAATCCCTCGAACCAAGATAACACCGAAACCTCGGAAAAACTATTACGATACCTCATTAGAGAAAAACACTGGTCGCCATTTGAAATGGTTAGCGCTTGCTTAGAGGTTACTACAACTCGTGATATTGCTAGGCAACTACTAAGACATAGATCATTTTCTTTTCAAGAGTTTTCTCAAAGATACGCTGATCCAACTCAGGATCTTAATTTTGTAATTAGAGAAGCCCGTTTGCAGGACACTAAGAATAGACAAAACTCAATTGAAACAGATGACTCAGAGTTGCAACTCTTATGGGATGAACAACAAGAGATTGTAGCCAGAGCGTCTAAACAAGCTTATAACTGGGCAGTTTTGAATGGTATAGCCAAAGAACAAGCACGGGCGGTATTACCAGAAGGTATTATGGAATCTCGGTTATATGTAAACGGTACGATGCGATCTTGGATTCACTATATTGATTTACGTTCAGGTCATGGTACACAGAAGGAACATATTGAGTTAGCCAGACAGTGTGCTGATGCTTTAGAACCGATCTTCCCTATAATAAAAGAATTTGTGCGTGACTAGAACAATCTATACAGAGAACAACGAAAGGTTTAATCGTTACGACGAATTTCCACAAAAAAAATATGACGTAGTGTATGCACCAGCATCAGGATCAATATCAGAATTCTTATGGAAAAAATTTGGCAACAACAAAACAAAGCTTATCAT